ATGATGGGCTCTGGTACTGGAGCTATTATTGAACCGCGCTGTATTTCAAATCTGCCAGAAATCAGTTGTAGTTTCGAGTTTGAGGTACTTGATAACATTGGTGAATTTAAAGGAGCGCGTAATGACAACACAGGGCTGCACATTAACGAGGAGAAATGCGCGACAATTGTTGTTGGCGACTCTAGGGAAGGTTGGGTAAACGCCTTCCTACTTCTTCTTAGAATTGCTACCGGTAAAGAAGACACGAATAAAATCGTTGTTGATCTTTCACATGTGCGCCCCGCCAATACTCCAATCAAAGGATTTGGTGGTGTTTCCAATCCCGTCAAACTCGCCCATTTTTATCGCCGTGCAGGAGAGATTCTCCAAAAAGCATACGGGCGTAAACTTACCTCTGTCGAATGCTGTCTACTACTTGACGAATCATCACTCGCTGTTGTCGCTGGCAATGTCCGGCGTAGCGCTGGGATGCGTCAGTTCATCAGCGATGATGAGCTAGCAGCTGTAGCAAAGGACAATCTCTGGCAACAGGGTGAGGACGGTAAATGGCGCATTGATCCTGAAAGGGATGCTTTGCGTATGGCTAATCACACCAGAGTCTTTCATCACAAACCTACATATCAAGATGTAGAAGACTCTGTGCGTAAGCAATTCTGGAGTGGTGAAGGTGCCATCCAATATGCACCAGAAGCTATTGCTCGTTCTAATACTGATCTACTGGATACAGCTAATCGTAAAAAAGAATTTCTTAAAGTTTACGAACAGGATGAGCTTTTAGCGCGTAACTACCTTTGGAAGCTAGATCCAACCATTAGTAAGCAAGAACTCGACCACCGTATGGGTCGATATGGGCTAAATCCCTGTGGTGAGATCCTTGGTAAGGATTTTCACTGTAATCTTTCTGAAGTGCATTTAAACACTTTAGATCCTACTGATCACTTGGCACAAGAGCGTGCTTTTCGTGCGGCAGGAATAGCAGCGGCTTCGCTTCTCCATCACAACTTTGTAGTGGAGCGTTATCAATACAGCCGGAGGGTTGACCCAATTGTTGGTGTCAGCTTTACAGGCCTATTTGATTTCTTTGTAATGGCCTTTGGTAGTGAGTGGTTAAAGTGGTGGGAGGCTGGTCGTCCTGATACTCCAATTGGAATTATCTTCTCTGCTCAAGAGCAAGAATTCCTTTCCTATTGGAAGGATATTGTGGAAGAAACTGTTGAGGCCTATTGCCGCAAGCACAGTCTTCGAGTTCCTAACCGAACGACAACTGTGCAACCAGCTGGTACTAAGTCTTTATTGACAGGTGCTTCCCCTGGCTGGCATCCCCCTAAAGCTGCTCGGTTTATTCGCCGTATCACTTTTGCAAAGAATGATCCTGTTGCTTTGGCTTGTGAAGCCTATGGCTACAAGATTATTCCTTCCCAATCTGATCGAGATGAAACTGGCGCATTACTAGAGGATCCTCGCGACCCTAGATGTACTGAATGGTTGGTTGAAATTCCCACGGAAACATCTTGGGCAAATATGCCTGGATGTGACTCTATTGACATCAATGCTTTTAGTGTTGAAGCTCAATACAAATTTTATATGCAGGTTCAAACCTATTACACCACTCATAATACTTCAGCAACGTTGGAGTTTCGTGAGAATGAGATTGATACTCTTGCAAAGTTGATTCATACATCAATTGAGCAGAATGAGGGTTACATCTCTGCAGCACTGTTGGCACGTTTTGATGCAAACGAAACATTCCCACGTCTGCCGTTTGAACCTATTACAAAATCACAGTTTGACGATATGCAATCGGAAGTAACGGCACGCCGTATCACAAGTGATTTTTCCCTTGCAATGGAAGCCTTTGGAGTTGAACTTGGCGATGGCCAAGGTCCAGCTGCCTGTGATTCTGATAAATGTCTTTTTGCTGAATCAAAACCAAAGTAATGATTATCACCGAAGATCTCGGCCTGGCGTCCCTTTCATCAGGGACTCTGCAGGGCGTTGTTGCTGAACTGGATGCACTGTTTCCTGATGTCTATCCTGACTATTTAACAGATCCCAGAGAGCTGGCATATAAAGCTGGTCAACTCTCTGTTGTTCGGCTTTTAAAAGTAAAACTCGACAAAACTTAAGGAGCAGGATTATGTGTGGTGGTGGAGGAGGAGGTGGTTCCTCAAAAAAAGAACAAAGACGTGAACGTGAACGCCAAGAAAAAGAGCAAAGAAAGCAACAAGAAAGATACGAAAAACAATTAGCACAACAACGTGCTGATGCTGCTGCAGCTGCTGCTAGGCAGGCTGAGCAATTCCGTATTTCTCGCGCTGATGCTGACAGACGTTATCAGCAACAACAGGCTGCTGCTGCTGCAAGTGCTGCTAAACAAGCAGAACAGATGGCTGCACAGCGTAAAGCTCAAGAGGCACAACTAGCTGCTCAACTTAAAGCTCAACAAGAGGCAGAAGCGGCGGCAAAACTTGATGCAGAAAAAGCTCGTAACCGTGGACGCTCAATGGAAGCAACTACTGCGGGCACTGTGCAAAAAAACAAACAAATTCAAAAGTCCAAGAAAAAAGCACGTCTTGGGACTAAGCAGTTGACTAACCCCCTGACCGCTCTTGGTATTAAAAATCTAGGTATTGGGGACTCAGCTTCATCTGGTTCTGGTAATGGACTCAATATTGCCCAAATCAAAAAATATTAATCAATGGAAAAAACAGTAGCAGCTGAATACGCCCGGCTGTCAGCTAATAGGACTCAGTTCCTAGACGACGCAAGAGAATGTGCCAAGTTAAGTGTCCCGTATCTGATGCCGCCTAGCGGCCACTCAGGTGGGAACAAATTACATACACCTTGGCAATCAGTCGGAGCAAAAGGCGTCAACGTAATGGCTTCGCGCTTAATGTTGAGTCTGTTCCCTGTCAATGCGAAGTTTTTTAAGCTTCAAATTGCAGACGGAGCCCTCGCTCAAGATCCCAATATTGATGCACAAGCTAGATCAGAAATTGATCTTGTCTTGTCAAAGATGGAACGTGTTGTGATGCAGGATGTAGCTGAAAAAGCTGATCGTGTTCTTCTTCACCAAGCTATGAAGCACTTAGTTGTTTCTGGCAATGTCTTAGTCTTTATGGGTAAAAAAGGCCTGAAGCTATACCCCCTGGATCGGTTTGTGATTCGTAGGGATGGAGATGGCCAGGTTACCAAAATCATCACTGTGGAGGCCGTAGATGCCGACACAATGCCTGATTACCAACCTAAGAGTAACGGACTACAGCCTGCAAACCATGTTGGTGAGCCAGGTGGTGGTATTCCTTCTGACCTTAAGATTGACCCCAGTAGCAATGAAGTTGCTGTCTATACCTGTGTCAAACTTATAGACGGTCAATGGAAATGGTATCAGGAAGTTGATGGCCAGATCCTTGAAGGCTCTCAGTCTTCAGCACCTAAAACAGCAAACCCTTGGCTTAGCCTGAGGTTCAATGTTGTCGATGGAGAAGACTACGGTCGCAGCAGAATTTCTGAATATCGTGCTGATCTACAGAGCTTAGATGCTCTTATGCAAAGCTTGGTTGAAGGTGCTGCAGCAAGCGCAAAAGTAGTATTTACAGTATCACCCAGTGCTACCACTAAACCTAACCAATTAGCGCAAGCTGGTAATGGGGCTATAATCCAAGGCCGACCAGATGACATTGGTGTTGTAAGTGTTGGCAAGCAAGGAGATTTTAAAACAGCTTATGACATGGTTCAAACTTTGACCCAACGTCTAAGTGAAGCTTTCCTTGTATTCACACCTAGAGATTCTGAGCGCACCACTGCGGAAGAAATCAGATTTACACAACAGGCTTTGGATGAGATGTTGGGAGGAATCTACGCCTCTCTTACTACAGAACTGCTCGAACCTTTTATTAATAGAAAGCTGCTAATGCTTCAACGTCAACGTATGTTGCCACAGCTTCCGAAGATCAATGGCAAACCTGCTGTCTTCCCGACAGTTGTTGCTGGTCTTGAAGGCGTTGGTCGCGGCCAAGATCGTGAAGCATTGATGATGTTTATGCAAACTCTGTCCCAGACCCTTGGGCCTGAGGCGATGCTTGCAAACTTAAACCCTGATGAAGCGATTAAACGCCTCGCGGCATCAGCAGGTATTGATTACTTAGGTCTGGTGAAAACTCCTGAGCAGAAACAGCAGGAGCAACAGCAAGCACAGCAGGAAGCTCAGCAACAGGCACTACTGCAGCAAGCAGGGCAACTCGCTAAGTCACCCCTGGCTGATCCAGATAAAAACCCAGCACTTATGGAGCAAATGAATGGCGGAGCAGAAGAAGCAATCCCCGTCGAGGAAGGAAACCCCGAAGCAGGCATCTAAGCCTCAAAACAAATACGCACCTACTCAAAAGATTCGCCCAACCATTGGTGCATCTCGTGTTGGTCAACCCAATGCGGGACGTGTAACCGCTGCGAATCTCAACACCGTTAAAATCACTGTTCACTAATGACCACTACTACATTTAATCCCCAAGATGAAACCGCCGAAGCAGCGCGTGTAGAAGCTGAAAAGCGAGCGTTGCAGAGTGGCGAAGAGTTAATTGCCAAACAGGAAGCAGCTGCTCAAGAAAAGTTTGACTCAGATCAAAAAGCACTTGATACAGAAGCCAACTATGCCGGTAAATACAAATCTGCTGAGGAGCTTGAAAAGGCTTACTTGGAACTTCAGAAAAAGCTTGGGGATCGCACCGAGGACTCAGAGGAGACACCTGTTGCAGAAGAGCAGCAGGAGGAAGGCTCTGAAGAGACCGAAACAGATGAAGAGCCCACAGAGACCTATCAGACGCTTGAGGCCGCTTCTAAGGAGTATGAGGAAGGTGGTGAGCTATCTCAAGAGACCCTTGAAAAGCTCTCCCAACTGGACAGCAAAGACCTGATTCAAAACTGGGTTGAATATGTCAACAGCTCAAAGCCAGAACAACCTGCAGGTGCCATCCCTCAAGAGGATGTGGACCGCATCATGGGCTCTGTTGGCGGCAATGACCAATACGAAACGATGGTCAGCTGGGCCAGTGAGGCCTTAGCTCCTGATGAGATTGCGGCTTATGACGCTGTGGTTTCCAGTGG